AATTGATTTTAGGTGGCTACATATACCGAGTTCTAGCAGCACAACAGGTGTAGCGCTAGATGTTTCAACAGACGGTGGTGCTTATACAAATTTACTAAATAGTTTTGGCTCAGGTTCTAGCTCGTTGTACTCACCAGGTGGTGGTAGCGTTTTCGTTCCTGGTGAATGGCCAGTCACTTACAGCTCTTCTGTTAAATTAAGACTTAAAATTCAAACTGGTCAGAGTAATGGTTGTGATGCTTTTGTAAAAACATTAAGATTAACTTCTGCTGGTGGTACTATACTATACGATGCTAATTTTTCAGACAGTGCTAATCAAAACACTGGTTACCGATTTAGTTCTACACCTAGTCAACCTACATCAAGTGCTGTGTCAGCTGACAAATGGGACATACCAGATAACAGATCCGCTTACCCGCGAGCTTTTGCATATCCTGTTGCTAATCAAGGTTTAATATATGATCAGTCTATGCTTTCAGACTTGAACCAAATACAGAGTGACATCACTGTTTCTTGCTGGGTTAAAACAACTGTCACCAACACTACTCAAACATTTTTAGCTAGATCTAGAGTTGGTGGACCGTCTAAAGACCAAGGATGGGTACTTGGAAAAGATAATTTCTACGGTAACGGTGGTTATATTACTTTTACTGTAGTAACTTGTGCTGATGGAGCATCGGGCATACCTGATCCTTCCGCTACAGCTGTAACTTTAAGAAACAATCCTTTAAGTGGATTTCCTAACAACGATCCTCAAGGAAACCCACTACTTAAAATGAATGATGGTAAATGGCACTTAGTCTCTGGTGTATATGATAGGTCAGAGAATAGGGTTAGCTGTTATATAGATGGTGTATTACAAAATACTAAGGTAGTCGCTGGTTTAGGTGATGAAAACATGCCAGTGTTTATAAAAGCAACAAGTGGAGGAAGTAGAACAACTGTTGGAGGTTACAACAACGGTAGTAATATGAATTCCTTGGTTAAAAATTTTAAAGGCGAAATTAGTAATGTTAAAATATGGGATACTGCTTTATCTACTGCTGAAGTTGTTAGTTTATATAATAACGGTTTTCCTTTAGATTCAAACTTATTAAAACCTAGCAGCTTAAAGGCTTGGTGGAAATTAGATAACTCTAATAAATACAATAATTTAGGTTGGGCTAGTTCTTGGAACATATACAACAATGCATATACTATCACAGACACTACAGATTATAACTATGCTTTAGCAAAGGGTTCAGGTTTAGGAACTGGATATATTCAAGCAACATCTATACCTAGTTTAGACATTACTAGTGACACTACTATTTCTATAGGGATAAAAGGAGATGTAACAACCGGAACAATAGCTCTTACAGGTGGTGTATTTGGAGCAGGAGGAGATTTAGCTTTAGTAAGTGATCAAGTGTTAATCCGTAGAGGAAGTTCTAATTATAAGTATTATTCAAATGGTCCTGGTAGTAGATTAAGAGACGGTAATTGGCATCACATACTTATGTATAGCCCAGGTTATGCGCAAAGCGATATAAATGATGTTAGATTATTTATGGATGGTCAAGAAATTCTAGGTGGCGCTGCTGCTCAAGGTGGACTTCCAGCAGCAGTTGGTTCTAACTTAATATTCCAAGGTAATGTTTATACACCAACAACAAGTGGTGTTGTTAGCAATGCTGTTGTTTGGAACAGTAATCAAATATCACAACTTAGCGAAATATATAACAACGGTTCTCCAGCAGCTTCATACACAAATAATCCTATATACTGGGTTACTCTTGAAAATGACGATACTGCAATTGGTGGAGGTTTATATGATAAAAGTGGTAATAGCAGTACTACTGTTAAAATTGGTGCTTTAACATCTATTTTTAGCGAAGTAAAATCTAAAGGTTATTATGCTTTATCTAAAGATTTAGTTGAGTCTGATTTATTAGATGACAATGTTTCTACAGTTAATGCCGAAAGTAATAATTTACCTAGTACAGCTTTAGTTCAAAGTGACATAACTAGAAAATTACCTTTTAGTATTTATAGTTATAACTTAGACGGAGCCTCAGAATATTGGGACGGTAGTACATCTCTTGGTAATTATATTGGTGATAATTATACAGGTTACTTGAGTATTTCAATTTGGTTCAACCCAGTAAACACTGGAGATGACTGTGGTATATTGCAATTAAGAGAAGTTGGTGCAGGTTCTACTTACGATAACCTATCTATATATTTATGGAACAATTTTTTATACGTTGACGCTCAAGGTGATGATGACGAGATTGCTTTTGGAACATCAAATAATAATACTTGGAACCACTTATTATGTGTATTTCATCCAAGTGGAGTTAAGTTGTATTTAAATGGTCAAGAAACAGCATTAAGTTTTACATATGCAAGTTCCGGGTTAGACGTTAATAATAATGAATTTTGGATAGGTAATTATTATAGTTCAAGCGCTCAATTTGGATGGAATGGATTTCTTCAAAACTGTGCAGTATGGGACAAGCAACTTGATATAAACGATGCATTAAAGCTATACAATAATGGAGTTACTCAAAACTTGAAAGATTTTAGAATATCTCCTATTAGATGGTGGGCTTTAGATGAAAATTCTAGTTATTGGGATGGAACTAAAATTATTGGTAGAGAACTAATAACAGGAGATGATATTGATGGAATTAACATAGCACAATTAGATTTGCATGGTAATGGACCTGGTTCTATAGCAAATGGTGTAGGATCAAATATAACAATAGCAAGTCTAAAAGGAGATATGCAGAACAGCACAAGAAACTCATACAGTATTAATATGGCTGATTATGCAGACGGTGTAACTAACCCAGCGGACTCAGGCAGATCAACAAATGTACCTTAAATAAGTAAAAATGACAACATATATAGTGATAGATATAGATACGCAGACTAGTTTAATAGATTTTAGTCAGATAAATACAACTAGTTCACAAACAATGAGAAGAAATTTAGCTAATACAGAAGCTGTACTATCTTATCAAGTAGATCCTAGTTTTATAACTAATGGTAGAGTTGTACCATCACAGACTTTAAATCATGAAGAGGCTTTAGCTTTGTTAGCAACTCCAGCGTGGACTGATCCTGAAAAGGTAAAAACAAAATAAAATAAAATATAATTAAATTAAATTAAATGGAAAATAAAGTAACTAAAGAGGAAATAGAAACAATAAGAGAACATCAGGTTAAGGTAAATACAGCTTTAAATGAGATAGGATATTTAGAAAGTAGAAAACATGCTAGCTTGCACGAATTGGCATCTATAAACCAAGAGGTAGAAGACTATAAGTCAAAATTAGAGGAAAAGTATGGTGCTATAAATATAAATATAGAAGATGGTACTTTTGAAGCTATAGAACAAGAATTAGAAGTAGTAGAATAATATAATGTCTAGTATTATTAGAAAAATAAGTATTGGTTCTGATTATAAGAATGAAGCTATGCATTATTCTTTAGGTCAAGAGGTATATGGAGGTCATACTATTTGTGATATATTAAGCAGTGAAAGTGATGGAGATTACTTAATATACATAAAAAAAGGAGATGAAGTTTTACCTTGGAAGAAGTTTAACTCTAATATGGCTATAGCTGTAGAGTTTGATTTAAAATACTAATGAAAAGTTTATATAATTTTATTGTTAAACCGTTTAAGCAGAGGTATAATAACAGTATAGAAGTAGGTAATAAAAGTTTAATAACTAACACAAGTATAGACGATTATAGATCTGTTAGCAAAAAAGCTTTAGTAGTTTCTACACCTTTATCTTACAGTGGCGATATAACTGTTGGTTCTGAAATATATGTTCATCACAATATATTTAGAAGATATTATAATATAAGAGGTGAGGAGAGTAACTCTTCAAAGTATTTTAAAGACGATAAGTACTTTGTTAATGCTGGTCAAATATACGTTTACAAAAAAAGAGAACAATGGAAAACTAATTTAGACTATTGTTTTGTTAAACCATTGATAAATAAATCTGACCTGTACACGGATAAGGAAAGAAAGCACTTTGGTATATTAAAGTATTCAAATAAGTTCTTAAAAGACGCGGGATTAAGTCCTGGGGATTTAGTAGCGTTTACCCCAAGTTCAGAATTTGAATTTGTTGTAGAAGGTGAACGTCTTTATTGTATGAAATTTAATGATATAGTTTTAACTCATGAACACGAAGGAAACGAAGAAGAAAATAATCCAAGCTGGGCAAAAAGCCATTGAAGAATTAATCAAAGTAGCTAAAGAGAAAATTGTAGACTCAGAAGATGATGTGTCAGCTGATAGATTAAAAAACGCAGCTGCTACAAAAAAACTAGCTATAATGGATGCTTTTGAGATATTAACACGCATACAAGAAGAGGAAGAGTTATTAAGTGAAAAACCTAAAGACAAGAAAGAAGAAAGAAGTTTTAGAGGTTTTGCAGAAGGGCGTAGTAAATGAGTCATGAGCAAACTCTTTGGAAAGAGGTAAAAGATATAGTTAACCCTAAATTATTATCTAAGCAGAACAGATATAAAAAATGGGAGTATGGTTATAATGCAGATTATGACTTCGTAGTTATTAGTAAAACTGGACAAATTGGACAAATCATTGAAATTCAAAACCTCCGTATTGCATTACCAGCGGAACATGAATGCTTTAAACGAAGCGAAGATAAAAAGAAACAATACTGGGAAAAACAAGAATACCCGAAAGAATTAGCTAGAATTAAAACTAGATTTGATTGGGAGGAATATCCTACGGATTTTAAAGAAGAATGGTTTGATTATATAGATGAAGAATTTAAGCGTAGATCAGATGGTTACTGGTTTTATAATAACGGTGTGCCTACTTACATCACTGGTACTCATTACATGTATTTGCAGTGGTCAAAAATCGATGTTGGAGCCGCAGACTATAGAGAAGCAAATAGACTCTTCTTTATATTTTGGGAGGCATGCAAAGCAGATAATAGATGTTATGGAATGTGCTATCTTAAAAACAGACGGTCTGGATTTTCTTTTATGTCCTCAGCAGAACTTGTCAACCAAGCCACAATATCTAGTGATGCCAGATTCGGCATCCTTTCAAAGTCTGGAGCAGATGCTAAAAAAA